GTGCCCTGTCGGCAGGGTTCAAACGATCTAGGGCCAAAGATTGGCGGTGACGCAGGGTGACCTCTGGTGGATCGCGGGTCCGCTCTGGCCCGCCCCCTGACCCGGCCGCCCTTGCCCGCGACCGCAAGACTGACGCGGCTTGGACCGTCTTGCCCGCCGAGGGTCGCCGCGCCGATCCGCCGGATTGGCCGCTTAGTAAGGCGACTGCGCGCGAGTTGCATTGGTGGAAGTGGTTGTGGTCTCGCCCGCAGGCTGTGCAGTGGGAGAAGCTCGGCCAGGTCGTTGAGGTGGCCGTGTATGCCCGGCGGCTGACCGTCGCCGAGGGCCGCGGCGCGCCGGTGGCCGCGGTGACTCAGGTCCGGCAGCTGGCCGATGCGTTGGGGCTGACGATTCCGGGCATGCATCACCACCGTTGGAAGATCTCTTCCGACGAGGTGGGGGAGAAGCGCGCCGAGCGTGCTGCAGCGTCTGACCCTGCGGTTCCGGCGGCCCGCGACCGGTTCCGGGTCGTCGATGGCGCCACAGGCTGACTTCGTCGTCAACTTCCCCACGCTGTTCATCGGCGTGGACTGGATCGAGAACCACTGTGTGGTGCCAGACGGGTTCCGCCGTGGCACGCCGATGCGGCTCTACCCGTGGCAGGCGTGGTGCACGCTGAACCACTACCGGGTGCGCCCGGACGCGTATTGGGATCCGGTGGCGCCGTTGCTGGCGACGGCGTTTCACTACCGGCGGTCGCTGGTGATCGCCCCGCAGAAGACGGGCAAGGGTCCGTGGTCGGCGACCGGCGTCGCGTACGAGGGCGCCGGCCCGGCGCTGTTTGCCGGCTGGGCTGGCAAGGATGACGGGTATGCGTGCGCGGATCACGGGTGTGGGTGCGGGTGGGAGTACGGGTACGCACCGGGTGAGCCGATGGGGATGCGGTGGCCAACACCGTTGATCCAGATCACGGCGTTCTCCGAGGAGCAGACCGACAACATCTACCGCCCGTTGCAGCGGATGATCAAAGAGGGTCCGCTCGGTGACCTGATGCGGGTCGGGGAGAACTTCATCCGCATCGGCGACGACGGCCGTATCGACACGGTGACGTCGTCGGCACAATCCCGGCTGGGTAACCCGATCACGTACGCGCCGCAGGACGAAACGGGTATCTGGACGCCGCTGAACAAGATGACCGCGGTGGCCGACACCCAGCGCCGGGGTTTGGCGGGTATGGGCGGCAGGTCGCAGGAGACCTCCAACGCGTTCGACCCGACGCAGCGGTCGGTGGCGCAGCAGACGTACCAACTGAAGGCCGAGGACGTCTTCAAGTTCCACCGGCCGCCGCCGGCTCACCTGAGCTACGCGAACAAGGCCGAACGCAGGAAGATCCACCAGGTTGTGTACGAGGGCTCCGCCCACGTGAATCTGGATGCGATCGAAGCTGAGGCCGCGGAGCTGATCGAGAAGGGCGAGATCGCCCAGGCTGAGCGGTTCTTCGGTAACCGGATGAAGGCCGGCGCCGGGGTCTGGTGCGACATCGACAAGTGGAAGGCCCGCGCACAGCCGCAGGAAGTGCCCGAGGGTACGTCGATCGTGCTCGGCATGGATGGGTCGGACACTGACGACTGGACGGCGATCCGTGCACAGACCCGTGACGGCTACCAGTTCACCCCACGCTACGGGCCGCAGCTGCTGCCGACGATCTGGAACCCGGCCGAGTTCGACGGCCAGGTCCCGCGGCTCGAGGTCCACGACGCAGTCCGCTGGATTTTCAAGCACTACAACGTGGCCAGGATGTACGTCGACCCTCCCGGGTGGACGTCCGAGGCGGACATGTGGGCCGCCGAGTACGGCGAGAAGATCGTCCTTCGCTGGTATACGCAGCGGCTGATCCAGATGCACGCCGCCGCGGTCCGGCTGCGGACGGACGTCTACAAGGCCGATTCACCTTTCAGCCACGACGGTTGCCCGATCACCCACCTGCATGTCGAGGCGACGCACATGGAACCCCGGCTGAACAACCGCTACGTCCTGTGCAAGCCGGAGGACGGGCGCAAGATCGACGCCTGCGTGGCGTCCGTGCTGGCCGATGAGGCGTACGGCGACGCGACCGCGGCGGGCGAATGGCCGAAGAAGAAGGACAGGACCGTCACGGTCTACATGTAGGAGGTGGCGTGCGTGGCGCTGACCCGCGAAGAGCTCGCCACTATCGACCGGCTGTCCCGGTTGCACGACAACGAGCTGCCGGAGCTCGAAGCCTATGACCGGTATTACGAGGGCACGCAGCCGTTGAGCTACATGCACCCGGAGATCCTGGCCGAAGTGTCGGGCAGAATCCGCCCGCTGGTGATCTTCTGGCCACAGATGGCCGTTGACTCGATTGAGGAGCGGCTGCGGCTGGAGGGTTTCAAGACCGCCGACGGCGACGTCAATTCGGAGTTGTGGCGGATCTGGCAGGCAAACCGGATGGTCCTTGGCTTCCGTCAGGTAGTCACCGATTCGCTGGTGATGCGCCGCGCCTACGTCAGCGTCGGGACAAACGAGAAAGACCCGGCCACACCGATCGTCACGCCCGAGTCTCCGCTTGAGGTGTATGTCGACATCGACCCCCGCACGCGACGGGTCCGGGCCGCGCTACGGCGGGTGTCCGACGTCGACGCGATCGGTGGGGTTGGGAAGCGGTACGCGACCCTGTATCTGCCGAACGAGACGATCTGGTGCGAGGCCGACGGCGGAACCGTTTGGCAGGAGACGAAGCGGGACGAGCACGGGCTCGACATGGTTCCGGTCGCGCCGGTGGTGTACCGGCCGCGGCTGCGCGGGTCTACCCGCACGCCCCGTAATGCTGAGGTCGCCCGGTTGGGCCGGTCGGCACTGGACCCGATCATTCCGCTGTCGGATGCGGCGAACAAGCTCGGCACCGACATGATGGTCGCGGCCGAGTTCGTGGCCGTACCGCTGCGGGCGCTGTTTGGCGTCGGCCCTGGCGCATTCAAGGACCAGGACAACAACCCGATGACCCCGCTGCGGGCCATGATGGGCCGGCTGCTGGCCATCCCGGACGAAGAGGTCAAGGCGCACGAGTGGGCGTCGGGCCAGTTGTCGAACTTCACCGAGGGCCTGCGGGCGTTGGCGGAGATGGTTGTGTCGGTGACGGGCCTGCCGCCGCACTACCTTGGTAAGGCGTCGGATAATCCGCCGTCGGCGGAGGCTATCGCGGCGTCAGAGTCGCGTCTGGCTACCCGCGCGGAGCGGGCGCAGGACTCGCTCGACAACGGGGCGATGGACGCCGCCGAGCTGATTCTGAGGTTCACGAAGCAGTGGGATCCAGAGTTCGCGTCGATGACGTCGGACTGGCGCAACGTCCGCACCCCAACGATCGGGGCGATGGCTGACGCGTCGGTGAAGCTGTACACCACGCCACCGACGCCGATTGTGCCGCTGCGTCAGACCCGGCAGAAGTTGGGCTTCACCGAGGACGAGATTGACGAGATGGAAGCCGAGGACGAGGCCGCGGCCGAGCGTGGGCCCGGTGTCGCGATCGCCCGTGCGATGACTGCGGCGGACGTACGTGGGCCAGCCGTTAGCAACGCGTGACGTAGCGCGCGACCACTACCGCGAGACGCAGGATCTGGTCGACGACGCCGCGAAGGTGGCCGGGCAGATGTGGGCCGAGGTCGACCCGGGCCGGATCGTCGATTCGTGGGCGCAGCAGATCCCGGAGATGACCGCGGTCCTGTCCGGCGCTCAGCTGGCGGCAGCGAGGCAGGCCGACACGTACGTCGGCGAAGCGCTCGACGCTCAGGACTTGTCCGAGGAGGCAACGGCTCCGGTCAACCCGGCCGGGTTCGCCGGGCACGCGTCCGACGGCCGCGGTCTGTTGGGGTTGCTGACCAGCCCGGCGCTGATGACGGTGCTCACGATCGCGGACGGTGTCGACGTGCTGCGGGCTATGCAGTTCGGCCGGGTCCGGCTGGACACGATCGTCAAGACGCAGGTTGCTGACGCCGGCCGGCTGGCCGATCAGGTGTCGCTCACTGCCCATCCTGCGGCCAACGGTTACATCCGGCAGACGGACGGCAACCCGTGCAAGCGGTGCCTGATCCTGGCTGGCCGGTTCTATCAGTGGAACGACGGCTTTCTTCGTCACCCCCGCTGCGGGTGTACGCACGTGCCTGCGGGCGGGCGCATGCCGGCGCTGGACGCACGCGCGCTATACGACCGGATGACACCCGTGCAGCGGATTAGGGCCGGCTTCACCGACGCGGAGATGCGCGCCCTGGACGAGGGCGCCGACATCTTCCAGGTGGTCAACGCCCAGCGTGGTGTCTACACGGCTGGCGGGCGCCGGTTCACGCGGGAGGGCACCACCCGCCGCGGCTTCGCCCGCCGGCGGTTGGGGCGCGGGACACCGCGGCTGACGCCGGATCAGATCTTCGCTGATGCAACCTCGCGCGGGCACGCTCTCGAGCTGCTGCAGCGCAACGGGTATCTCCTCGGCCTGATGGCACGCCCCTCCCGGGCGCTCGGTGTGCCCGGCGGTGGCTCCGATGTGCGGCGGCTGTTGATGGATGCGCCGACGGCGGAGGCCGTGTCGACAGTCCTGGCGGCCGAATTGCGGCGGATCACCGGGCGCGAGATCCGGGTGGACCTGCGTGGTTCGGCGGAGACCGCACGTGAGCACGCCGAGGGTGTGTTGCGGGTGGCGGAACGGTACCCGGACGTGGCGATCAACGAGGTTGTGACGGACCGGCTGCTGTTGGCGTATGCGGAGTGGGACAACGGCCGGCTGATCTTCTCCGACCGGTACTCGTCGGAGGCCCGCCGCGGCCGGTACCTGTCGGAGCTCGCGGGCGACGGCCAGGCCGACTGGCACCCGTTCGACTCGCCCGTCGGTATGGCCGTGCACGAGATGGGCCACGCCCTGGATGTGGGCACGCTCGGCCGCGGTAGCCGCGACCAGTTCGACGAGCTCGTGCAACGGCACGGCGGCCCGTCAGGCACCAGGCAGGTGTCCGGCTATGCCGAGACGAACACCGACGAGTTCATTGCTGAAGCCTTCGCGGACGCGATGATGAACGGCCCCGGTGCTACACCGCTGTCGCGGGCTGTGCTGGATGTGCTGGACGCCGAGTACGCCCGGATGGTGCCGGGGCCCGGTGCGGCAGCTGCGCCGGCTGTGCCCGTGCCAGAGCGGGGCGTCTTGACCCCTGCCGAGTTTGAGACCCGCGCCTCTCGGGCCCGTACCGGGTTTGCCGTCGAGGACGTACCGCCGGTCCGTGTCGAGGTGGACGCGTCCGCTGGCTCAATGACGAGCAGGTGGCGCGCGGGCGAGGTGACCGGCGCGACGCGACGCGTGCCGGGTGCGGCTGCTGCTGTCACCCGCTATCTGCGCGCGCCGGCGTTCACAAACCGCCAACTTCGAGGCGAGTCCCCGAGGATGGTTGCTCAGCGCGAGCAGCTGGAGCAGTTCGGCATGGCGCCGACCGCTGAGCAACTCGCCAAGGACGCGGCCACTGCTCAGAGACACATCGCTTCGCTGGACGCGCTGATGGCGCAGTCCCCGCTTCCCCGAGACGTTGTCGTCTGGCGGGGTGCGCGCTCAGTGGCGCGTGACATGCCAGACCCGGCTGTTGGCTACGAGTGGACCGACGCCGGTTTTGTGTCCACGGCCGTGCGCAAGGAGCACGCGCAGGACTTCACGGCTGGCCGCGACTCGGTACTGATGCGAGTTCTGGCGCCCGAGGGCACACCCGCACTCTCGCTGCATGGTGGCGAAGGGGAGCTCCTTCTCGCTCGGGGCCTCCGCTATCGAGTCGTGGCCGACCACGGACGCCCGAATGGCGGCGCTCGGCTGATCGACGTCGAGATACTGCCGCCGGCGCGGTCCGCTCCTGTCGCAGTGCCTGACTCTGTTCCTCGTGCCCGGATCACTCGGGCGTCGAAGTCCCGCACCGAGAAGGCTGCCGGCTACCCGGACCGCTACCCCGTCCCGGCGGCGAAAGCGCCGTGGACGGCCAGGTATCCCGGGTACGACCCGCCGGACTACACGGCCCGGGTGGTGTTGGACCAGGACCGTACCGTCCGGCCGGGTGGGTGGGCTGACCCGGCCGACCCCCGTGCCACGGGTAGGACGTTCACGTCCCACGAAGGCCCAGTAGTGCTGGACGAGTCGGGTCGGCCGATGAACCCGTTCGGCCGTACCGGCGTCCAAGGCCGCGGCCTGTTGGGGAAGTGGGGCCAGAACCCGGCCGCTGATCCGATCATCACCCGCTACAACCCGGACACCGGCCGCCTGGAGATGGCCGTCATCCGCCGTGGCGACACGGACGAGTGGGCCATCCCCGGTGGGATGGTCGACGACGGCGAACAAGCCCTGTCTGCTGCGGCTCGCGAGTTTCTGGAGGAGACCGGCGCCGACCTGGACATGTCCGGTGCCCGCACCGTGTACCGGGGTTATGTCGACGATCCGCGCAACACCGACAACGCGTGGATGGAAACGACGGTCGTGCACCGGCATTTGACGCCGGAGGAGGCTGCTCGGGTCCGGTTCGGCGACGCGGGTGTGTCGTCGGGCGAGATCCGTGCGGTGCGGTGGGAGCCGGTGACACCAGAGTTCGCGGCCCGCATGTACGCGTCGCATGGCACGTTCGTGCGTGAGGCGTTGAAGGGCATGCCACGCCGGCAGGCGCCAGTGAAGGCAGCCAAGGCTGCGGCGAAGAAGGCACCAGCAAAGAAAGCAGCGACAGCAAGCGCTCGCTCGTTCGACCAGCGGGTCGGAGCCGCTGCGCAGGGCGATGACGTTATGCGCGCCGCCCCGTCCGGCATGGGCGTTGACCCCGGTTCGGCCAGGGGTATGACCGCCGCTCAGATTCAGGCGGTCCGTGAACAGCGGGGCATGGCCGGTGCCCGCCGCATCAATGGGCAATTGCGTAGCGGCAAGCTGGACGCCCAGACCAGGGCTGATGTCCAAGAAATTGATGCCGCCATGGCGGCATCGCGGTTGACCGCCGATGTGGTAGTGCATCGCGGGATGCGCGACGGCGGATTGGTCTTCGGAGACAGGGTCGGCCAGGATCTCACAGGGGCGATCTGGACAGAAGCGGGCTACCTTTCGACTTCACAGCGAGCGAGTTTCGCAACGAATTGGGCTGAAGGCGGACTCGGTACGGGCCCCTCGCGTTCGGCCCCGCTGCCAAATGCGAATCCGGTTGCCATGCGGATCCTCGTTCCGAGGGGAACTGGCGCCATCCAGCCCACCGACGTCGAACTGCTGCTCGACCGCGGCCTGAGGCTGCGGGTCGTAACCGACCGTGGCGTCGTGGGCGGGGTTCGGGTGCTCGACGTCGAGGTCATCCCAGCCACGCCGGGCAAGGCTGCGGCGAAGAAGGCCACCAAGGCTGCTCCCACCAAAGCAGCAGCGAAGGCAGCGCCACGGAAGGCCGCCGCGCCGGATCTGACCGGAGCGCGTGGCCTGTCGGACGTGCCGGCCGTGCGCGTGGTTCAGATCGAGAACCGGATCCGGCAGGCGTACGGCGAACTGCCGAAGGCTCCGGGTGGCTGGGTGGGCATGGCTGACCTGCGCGAGCGCCTTATCGGGCTGGATCACACGCGGGCAGAGTT